ACGACTCTGAATTACCTGACAATCAGACCAATGAAGTAACAGAATTACCTATTCCTGAATTACAAGAAAATGCAATTTCTTGGTCTGCTTCTTGTCCTCCTGACGTTCAAGTGCCAATTAATCTTTATGGTCAATCATCTACACTAACTTTTTCTTGGTCTCCTTGGTGCCAGCTTTTAAACATCATTAAGCCTGCAATTATCGCTTCTGCTTATATCGGTGCTGCTTTCATCGTTTTGGGGCTTAGAACATGAAACAAATGCTATTTGCTCTTACAAGTTGGCTTTTATCTAACTTTGCAAAAAAAGTTCTGCTTGGTGCTGGTGTAACTCTTGTATCGGGTGCAGTAATAAACGCAATACTTTCAACATACATAAATAAAGCTATATCAGCTTCAAGCTCAATAGACCCAACTTATTTAGGCTTGCTAAGCATTTCAGGCTTAGACCATGCAATTTCAATCATCATAGGCGCTCTTGTAGCTAGAGCAACAATACTTGCTGCCAATGTCTCTATAAAAAAAGCGTGACGCGCTTACACGCACCGCGCGCCTGTCGGTGTGCGTAGCGTGGGGCGTGTCACGTAGGAGAAAAAAACATGTTAACTCTTATCACAGGTAAGCCTGGTTCGTTCAAAACAGCTAAAACAGCTTCTCTCGCAATTCAATATTTAAAAGAGGGTAGACCTGTTTACACAAATATTGACGAATTTGATTATGATGGCGTTCAAAAGCTACCTGATAACAACGACTGGAGACAAACCCCTGACGGCTCTGTCATCATTTATGATGAAGCTCAGCAGTTCGATTTTTTTCAATATAAAGGACGTGAAAAATTATCATCAGATGCACGAGTAAAAGAATTAGAAGTACATCGTCATACTGGTCACGATATTATCCTCGTTACTCAATCTCCAAACTTCATTCACAATCATGTCTTAAGCCTTGTTGGTATGCATTACCATTTACACCGTGCTTATGGGCGTGGCTATGCTGATGTTTTTTTATGGCGTTATGCTGTCATGCAACCTGACTCAACGGGTGGCAAAAACAAAGCTGAATCACACGAAAAATTTAAACCTGATTCAAAAATCTTTGATCAATATAAATCCACAACAATTGATACACATAAACTTAAAATACCTCCGATCTACTTCAAGTTAGGTGGTTTTCTACTCGCTGTTATTTTACTTATCTCATATATGGTTTTTGGCTCTGATAACCCTTTTTTATCTGCATCTAAAATCAAAGAAAATGCCGATATTGCAAGCGGTAACAAGCAACCTAATCAAGTTGTAGGTTCACAAGCTGCTAGTGTTACTACTGACAAACTAACAAACTTAGACATAGAGTGTCGCAAGGGCGTTAATGTTGAAAAGCCTGAATGTGTTGAGTGGTTCAACAATCTCTCCAGTAGCGGTTCATCTGTAGAAAAAACATCAATAACCTATAATCCAAATAAACCATACGAAACCCAATTACCTGAAAATTTCACTATTCAAGTAAATGATTATCCTCGCCTTTCAGGCTGCATGACTCTTTCTAACGGTCAACTCGTTGGTATAGACCAGCAGGGCAATTACATGTCATCAATCTCTCAATCTGATTGTAAAAAATACATGAATGGCTATAGACCTTTTGATTACTCTGCTCAAACATTACAACGCCAAAATCCTGCTCCAAGTACAATTCCACAAAATAACCAACAATCACAATCTTCTGAGGTTTCACTATGAGTCTTTCTGTATCTGATTTAACTGCATTGCAAGAAATGATCTTTATTATTTTTACAACTGGCGTTGTTGTTGGTGCGATCTGCTCTGGAATATTATCAACAATCAAATCAATTCTATTTTCTGAAATCTCTAGACCCTCGAGAATTAAAACTGATTCAGGCTATCTATACAGATTTAAAAATAAATACGTGACTAATGAAGAAATAATTAAACAAAAACAAATATTTATTTCTCGTATTAAACATAAAAACAAAGTTAATTATTCTTATATTATTGCTATTTTTATCCTTATTTTATTCATACTTCTTCAAGCTTTTTATTTATCAAAACTCTCGTTTAACACTCTCTGAGTGTTATAAGTTTTTTAACAAAAAAAACTTATCGTTATAAAAGAATCACTTTACAGCTCCTAGAACTAACAGGCGTATGCCTGCTAGAGCTTGCTGTCTAGCAAGCGAACTATAAATATTCGAAATCTCGACCCTCTGATTACTGTTTTTATCCTGGCACCATGTCTCACACCAGGTGAATTTATCCAGGTCTTTTATCCTGGCACCAGGTCTCACACCAGGTGAATTTATCCAGGTCTTTTATCTTGGCACCATGTCTCACACCAGGTGAATTTATCCAGGTCTTTTATCCTGGCACCAGGTCTCACACCAGGTGAATTTATCCAGGTCTTTTATCCTGGCACCAGGTCTCACACCAGGTGAATTTATCCAGGTCTTTTATCCTGGCACCATGTCTCACACCAGGTGAATTTATCCAGGTCTTTTATCCTGGCACCAGGTCTCACACCAGGTGAATTTATCCAGGTCTTTTATCCTGGCACCAGGTCTCATACCAGGTGAATTTATCCATGATATTTTTTATACTTAAATTTCGCATAATGTGTGCGCGATTATGTTACATAGCTGTTTTGCAATAATATCTACCATTGCAAAACAGCGTTATTTAACATCAATCTGCATTATGCGAAATCATGCTAGTTCTTCTTTGTCTTTTCTTATTTCTTCTTTTGATATTATTGATTTATATATAAAAATAGGCAAACCATCTTCAATATCTTTTGATTTTATTTGCTTTGTTCCATCTCTGTACTCAAAAATTGCAATAGGGTAGTTGTCCTGATCTGCAATATAAAATCTTCTGTCTTTTACTATTACTTTTTGTTTTTCGAATTCGTGTTGAAGTAGTCTCATAAATTTACTTTCGTTCGGTGACAGCAAATTTAATTGTCTTATTCTGTCTGAGTCTGTTTCGTAACTTACTTTAGCTAACTGCCTTTCTGAATAACTTATTACTCTTTTTCTTTTTACTTTATGTTCTTCTTTTTTCTTGTTTATTCCAATGAAATAGCCAATGGCTATTCCAAAGATCAAAAAAATGATATGACTCATACTTTTTCCTAATAATCAGGATCAACAAAAATAATTAATCGTCTTTTTTAAGAATTTCAGCTCTGTATTTCATAACATCTTCTGTTTTAATATCTCTTATATATTTTCTTATAAGTGTATGAATAACATCAGACTCTTTAATTCTAATTTTCGTCTCAAACATCATTTCTAAAGTTGCTTCTTTCACCATTTCTTCTTCATCGTCTCTAAGTCTAACTGTAACTGCCATTTCGGTTTCTCCTGAAAAGTGACACATCATATCTGATTTATATTTTATGATATGTTGCGATATCACAAATTACATGTTATAAAACACTCAAATATCATTTGTGATAAATCATAAAATGAACAATGACCATTTGAATTTCAGAAATAGGGCAGAATTTGTTCAAGCTGCTTTCGATCAAGTAGCTAAAATTGTCTCAGATCACGCCCAACCGTGTCTCGAATCTTTAACACCTGCTATCTCTGCTGAAAAGTGTTTATTTCATCTCGCTTTAGTGGCTCACGACTGGTCTTATGATTCTTCAAAAATTGATGCTTATGCAGAACTCTATAAGCAATCTAATTCTGAATTAATAGAAGCTTTTGGAGAATAATTATGATTTTTAAACATAAGCCTTATGCACCAAAAACTTCTTTTTTATTTACAGATTCTTATTGGATTTCTTTTTCTTCTTGCGAATGGTTTTGGTCAGATGAATTTATGGGGTCTATCAAATGAAAAATCTATTAGCTCAAATCCAAAATCTTGATAACTCAAATCTATCTCTTTCTGAAATATTCGAACAACAAAAAGCCATACACGATGACATTTTTGCACATACTGCTTTTGGTGACGTTTCCTTGTCAGATGGTGAAACTCTAAAAAATCTACTTAATGGCATTGTAAAAAATAAACTCGATGCTGTAGATCAATTGGTCAACTCTAAATCTTCTTCTTCTAAATCAGATTCTTCTATTCAAGAAATATTTGCTCAAAAAGTAGCCAATACCGTGTTAAATACGGCAGAAAGCACCCCTTTTTATAATATAGGGGTAGCGGATAGTAGCTATTCTCATGAATATACGTTCAATACATTTGAATCTTATGCTTTCCCAAGAAATCTTGATAATTACAATTTAATTTCAACTCCTCAAGGTGTTGTTCCAGTCCTTAAGGCTGCTCCAGTCGATGGTTCACCATGTGGTCTTGATTGGGTTACATTTAGTTTTTGCCAAACAACTCTAGGTGATAAATGCGCTGGTTTAAAGCCTGAACATGTAGATGATGCTGTTGGCGAATCTATTGAAACTTATCTTGATCAAATCCTTTTTGAAATCTTTGGCTTCGGTATATCCCAAAAACGTGAAAAGGGTATGCATTTCAACAAGTATGGTTATGATTTACAAGATAATTTAGGCTTAATTCTTTACGGTCACAATAACAAGCGAATTACTGTACAAATCAATGGTACTGGTTGCGCTCTAGCTCGCAAGGGTTGGAATGAGCAGTTATATAAGTTCTTAAAAGTACAAGCTATTTCACCAAAATTAAATCGTGTTGATATCGCTTTTGATGACTTTGAATCAGAATGGGTTTCTGTTGATCTAGCTGATCAATGGGATTCTCAGGATTTATTTTGGTGCGGTGGTCGTAATTCAGAAATCAATAAACTTGGTGACTGGAAGCGTATCAATGGAAAGGGCAGAACTCTTACTATTGGCAACCGTTCAAGCTCTAAATTTCTTCGTTTTTATGAGCGTGGCAAAAAAGAGGGAGATTCCTTAAGCCTTTGGACACGTGCTGAATTGGAGCTTAAATCCACCGATCGTTATTTACCTCTAGATATTCTTTTATCTCCAAGTACATATTTCAAAGGTGCTTATCCTGCATTAGAGATGCTTATGAATCAGTTAAATGATTTCGTAGCACCTGAAAAATGTGAACTCATTGAAAAACAAGCAAATATCAATGTAGATAAAGCTCTTGATATCGTCAAAGTTCAATTCGGCAAATACATACGCCAGTTCAGAAAATTTATTAGTGATTCTGATCTTCTCAATCTGATTTCATCAGATAAGGACGTTGTACCAAAGCGTCTTAACTTTTCTCATGCTGCTGTTATGCAAGCTTTGCGCATTGGTCAACCGATTCAAAACAAAACTATCACTGAAACACCTTTATTTGAGGGTGTTCCTTTTCTTACATCAAACGAAATCTTTTATGAGGGTTTAACTCATGCAATTTAAGACAACCATGACAGTTCTAGGCGCAAAAAGCTCAAAAGGTGACTATCAAGGAAAGCCATATGATAGCACTACTGTTTTCTATAAAGCCGATCTACAAGAGGGCGACAACTTCGCTGGTGAAGTCGGTGAACAAATCAAATGGGGTACAAGTGAGAACTTCAAAAAGATTAAAGACCTTGAATTTCCTTTGAATGCTGACGTTGTTTTAGAGCAAGTATCAAACGGTAAAAACTCAACTTTGATCATTCTTGATTTAATTCCACACAAACAAGCAACAAAACCGAATGCAGGGTGATAACCAAGTTATTTGCTCTAAATGTGGCTCCTATTTTCATCAAGGATTTATAAAAATCCATATTTCACGTTGCAACGGTTAAAAGGATTCTTTCAATGTATGTCTGCAAAACTCTAGCTGAAAATGACGGTATTCAGACATGCGTTGAATGGGTAGAACAACTCACTATAAATGACTTGTTCGGAATAACTGCGGCTCAGGCTGCACAAATCGGGATGGCTGCTTCACTTGTAATTGTTGTTGCTGCTGTCTTTAATAAACTATGTCAAATTGGAGAAAAATCTCATGACTGAACAACAAAAAATGGGTTTAATTTTAGTTCAAAAAAAACCTAATCGCTTACAAAAATACCTTAATCGTGGTGCTGTTGCTTTAACTGCTGCGACTACAGGTTCTTTGACAATGGCAGCTTATGATGTAACTGACATTCTTACAAACTTGGGTCTTGCTGTTACTGCTGCTGCAACAATCGGTGTTGCTTGGCTTGGCTTCACTGCTGGCATCGCTATTTGGCGCAATCTACGAGCTGCTGCAAAGTAATAAAAAGGGGGTTCGCCCCCTTTCTAATTAAATGGTGGCTTTATGGATACGGTATCTATTTTTAATTGGTTGATTCCTATCATATTAATCATAGCAGTAACGGTGATGGTCAAATGAAAAAAATACTTGTACTTCTTCTTTGTTTCAACATCGTTCTAGCTCCAACTTATGCTTTTGCAAATTTTTCCCTTGGTGGTTGGACTATCACACAACAAATTGCCCAAGGTGCTTCTACAGCTATCACTGCTACAAAAACATCAATAATCAACGGTGCAAGTGTAGTTAAAACATCAACTGCTAAAATAACTCCGAGTGTCAGTGCAGTCTCAAAAGTACTAGCTCGTGGTGCTGCTGGATATGCTCTTTCTGTAGCAGTTGAACAGCTACTCGGCTCTGTTGATTGGGTACTTGACCCTGCCAATAATCAAATTGTTTATACAAAGCCGATAGACCCAAATCAACGATACGTCTATAACTTCAAGGGAATTGACTACAATGGTCCCGATGCTGTATGTAATGCATATTTTTCAAACTTGACTTATAACAAGATAGAAAATAAAACTGTAACAGTAAAAAATGGTGGTGTTTCTGTAATATGTTCAGCAAAAATTACTTATTCTTGCTATCAGGGCACACAACAATGTACAAACATTCCTTCATATGAATTTTATCGCACTGCAATCAAAGACGGACCAACAGAAGAAAAGAAAACTTTACCCCTAGATATAGTTTCAGCTCAAGTCATATCCAATGCTGACACACATACTGATCAAGATAAAAAAGTTGGTGCACAAGTAGCAACAACTACAGCAGCTCAAGATATGCTTGCAAATGATTCAGCAACTCAATCCGATGTAGAAACACAACTAAATACAAACTCAAAAACCCAAACTTCAGAACAAGCAGCAGCAGAAGCAACTCCAAAAGACCCAGCAGCTCCCGAAGCTGGAACAAATATAAAAATAACTTTCCCAGTTTTCTGTGGTTGGGCACCAATTGTCTGTGAAGCTGCACAGTCTGCTATAAAATTTCCTACAACTGTTGAAAACTGGTGGAATACTGCAACCCAAGCAATATCTTCATCATGGACTTCTTTTAAAGAATGGCTCGATTGGACTAAAAACGACTCTGAATTACCTGACAATCAGACCAATGAAGTAACAGAATTACCTATTCCTGAATTACAAGAAAATGCAATTTCTTGGTCTGCTTCTTGTCCTCCTGACGTTCAAGTGCCAATTAATCTTTA